TCCTGACCAATAGTGGTGTAATCACGGGCAATCCTACAAATATTCATTTTAGTTCCGACACCATCAGCACCAGATATCAATACAGGTTTCTCATATCCTGATGGAACTTCCATCATTCCACTAAACCCACCATCAATCTTAGGTGCCAATACTTTAATATACTCTACAAAAGATCGACCTTTAATAATGTCAACACCAGAAGTCTTGTAGTCCATTAATGAATTTCTCCTTTTGCAATTTGTTCACGACGTTTTAGTTTCCATACTATGTAATCCATCGTGGGAATACACATGGGATTCCAACCAACAAATGTTGTGGATTCCTTACTTGGTATCTTCCAACAGGGAGCATCATCATTGTCAAGGTCTAATGACTTACGATACTCATCCTCACCAAACATAACAACTGCTCTCTCAGCAGCATTCAAACTGGTGAAGCAAGCAAATGCATTCTTCTTAATGATATCGGGGATTTCGTGTTTCATTTTTTTGGGTATATAAAAATTTAGCAAGAGGATTAAATTTGGCAATTCTATTTTCTGCCATATCAACATATTCTTGATGCAACTCTACTCCAAGATATTGTCTATCATTATCCACACAAGAAATAGCAGTAGTTCCAGATCCCATAAAAGGATCTAAAACCAAGTCACCAACATAAGAATAATATTTTACAATCTTATCACTCAACTCCTTTGGATATGGTGCAAGATGTTTGGATGCAGTCTCTGGATTAATCTTCCAAACATTAGATCTTTCATAATCTTCTTTGACTAAAGACTGTTCCAATATATTATCTTCATATGATCTAACAACTTTATCAATCAAGAAGTCTGCTGGTTTCTGAAAGATAAAAATAGTCTCACTTACAATATTAGGTTTGTATGCTACTGGTTTGCGATGTTGATAAAAACCTCCATTACGATTGATAGCCGCACCTTCTGGTTTTACCCAGACAATATCATCAATATATTTCCATCCCATCTTCTCCATCAAGGAAAAGAAATGAAATGGAATAGCAAGTCTCTTACTCTCATGTGCTCTACTTTCTCTTGCCTGAATCACAGGAGATAGATTGACGGCACACATTCTTCCAGGTTTAGTAATCCGCAGAACTTGTTCAAATACATTAGTAAGAAACTGCAAATACTCATCATAAGTGGGCCAAATAGAATAAGACCTCGCATTATAATATGGAGGAGAAGTGCAAGTAAGATACACAGTCTCATCATCAATTGTTTTGAGAACTTCTTGACAGTCTCCTAGTAAAATTTTATTCATCCAATATTGCGAGCAGAAGATTTATTAGAGTTGCAGTCACCATTTTCAAGTGACTTTCTACCATGACAAAGTTTGCAGAAAGTCTTCACATTACTTGGAACATTATTATCGTGGTTTCCATCAAGATGGTCAAGGTCAAGAGAGTTTTGGAAACCAATCCAACCATCACGAGGAACAGGACACTTGAATCCAAGTTGTCCGTCATGGTTTTCACAGTGGTCCTTCTTGTGAATATTTACACCAGGAATAGTTTTTCCTTTTTTACGAGCATTAGTGCAACGAGAGCACTCGGATCTGAAGGACCAATACTTCCATTCACGAACAGTCACTTTATTACAGCAACCATCATTTACACAATCAGGGAGTTCATGCCCTTCGGCAAAGAACTTTACTTTCTGTTGCTGTGAAAGAGTAGTCACTCAGTTTGATTTCGTATGAACCTATTATAAGGCAAATCGAGACGGAATAGTGATAGAGTGGACAGTTCCTAGATTGGTTTCATTGAATAGCAAGTGGTTGCAATCGGTCAAGAATCTCACGATATGCGGGGACTATATCACCTTCATCTTTTCGGAATAGATCCTTATCAAATCTTTCATCACCACCAATCTTCCACAATCTCATACTATCGGGACTGATCTCATCAGCAAGTAGCAACTCACCATGTGCGGTGTATCCATACTCGACTTTAAAATCCACAAGATCAATACCCAGAATGTAAAACATCTGCCGAAGATAATCATTAATCTCTAAAGTCATCTTAACAAAAGGTTCTGGATCATATCCCATCAGACGCACACGGTCTGGTGTCAGTAGAGGGTCATGCTTACTATCATCCTTCAAGAAAAACTCAACAATCGGTTGTGGTAGTGGAGCACCTTCTACCAAAGTTGTTTCACGAACAATAGATCCAGCAGCACGGTTCCTACAGATAACTTCTAGAGGAACAATACTAACCTTCTTACAGATCATCTTGTTAGCACCAACCATATTAATATAATGAGTTGGGATAAGTTCTTTGGAAAGTTTCTCAAAGATAATAGATGAGATACTACAGCAGAGAGATCCTTTTCCTAAAGGATGGTCTTCCTTCTCTCCATTCCCTGCCGTTACCTTATCATGATACTCAATGATGACACGATCAGCATCATCACCTTGATATACAGTTTTTACCTTTCCTTCGGTAATTACTTCCATAAAAAAGAGGGTGTTTTATCACCCTCTAGTATAGCATATACGCCAGTTAAAACCAAACTACTTTTTAAAACTACTCAAACCACCACCAGATGTATATGAACTAGATTTATTAAATCCTTTACTATCAAATGGTTTACCAACACTTGATGGAGTATTTTTACCATAGAATCTACCACCAGGACTAAACAACTTAGTACCCCTCTTCAAACCGACAACATTTCCTGTGCTTCCGCTACCTTTAGGATCACCAACAATTTTTGTTCTAACATAATTAGTTCCCCCAGTTTTGTTTGTACCAACAGCTTTAAATTTAGTCTGGCGAGTTGCACCAGATGCTTGAGTATTCCCAGCAGTAGCACCAGCAGATTTATTACCAGTTGCTGTGGGTACTGCCATCTTATACTTGGTCTTGTATTTGTTCTTTGCCCCAAACGGAAGGCCACGTTTATCTAATCTAGGTTCTTTAGATCTGCTTGATACTTCAGGTTTTGGTGATGGATCTGTTGTTCGTCTGCTGTTCCTGTTTGGTGGATCTACAGATGGTTTTCTACTGGTTGGTTGTGATTTTTCTGCCCGTTTTTCTGCCTGTTTTTCTGCTTTTTCTTTCTGCCTCTGTTTCTTTTCTTTATTGTTGTTTTTATCTCCACCGCCACCAATTCTACCACTGATATTAATGCCACCACTAACAGTGGTCTTCATTCTACCCTTCTCTGAAGATGCTGACTGTGCTTGTCCTGGATTAGCAATTGCTCTATCAACAGCACTCTTGACTTTGGCATCTGTGGTTTTTGCAGCAACTGCTCCACGAGAAAGATTTACATTGCCGCTAATATCTGTGTTTGCTTTAGCAGCTCCTCCACCACCCAATGCTAATGCAGTTCCAAGGGCTGCCGCAGCAACCCTTTTACGGAGACCCTCTTGTAGTTCCTCATCCTCACAAGCACGAAGTTCACATTCCAATATAAAATGATTAAACGTTTTCATGCTTTTAATACACTATACTGATTATAAGTTATTTAGTTAAAACCAAATCTTTTTATTATGGTGTTCTGGGACGACTCTTCCAAGAGTAATACTTAGTAACCCATCCTCAAATACAACTGATCTAACTTCCGTTTCTTCTGCCAGTGTCCAAGTTCTGGTGAAAGATCGTTGAGCCATTCCTCTATGGACATATGTTTTTTCGGACTCAGTATCCTCCCTTTGTCCTTCGACAAAGAGTTTTCCGTCTTGTGTGTAGACATTTACTTCTTTCTTCTTAAATCCTGCAAGCGCAATTTCTAGTAGCGACTCTACATTACTAACCTCAATTAAGTTATAGGGAGGGTAGTTTGTCTGTGTCTCATGTAGGTCGAACACTCTATTTAGGTAATCGTGCATACCAATACTATTCTTAGAAATTTTATCTAATAGCACAGGCAAATCTGCAGCAGTATACCTTGTAAGGTTTCCCATGATTCTTAGCTCCTTTAAAAGCGAGTTTGTGTTTTGTAGACCCCGAAGGCATCCATACTTATTTATAGCATATAAACAAAAAAAGAGGTACGGTAATAACCGAACCTCTTTATAGGGTTTCCGACTTTTGTAGAGACCGCACGAAAGGAGTCTCAGTTTTATTTAGTTACTTCTTCTTGAGGTTTAGTCTTCTTACCAATATTATACTTCTGCTCCAAAATCCACTCACCTTTGTCGCGATACGCAAGAACCTTTATTTGATTTAGAGGTGCAATGTCTGCAACAGCGTCTTCCTTTACCACTGAGATAAGTCCCCAGTCAGCAAGGAGGCGTGTGATACGATTGCGACGCTGTACGTCGTTCACAGTGAGGTTGGCGTGCTTCCCATCAAGGGCAAACAACTCCTTAAAGTGAACAATGAAATATCTTCCCTGCTTATGCAGAATATGACAGGATTGATAGAGTTTCTTTTCCTTGCGTGATGCAACTCCAATTCTTGTTAATGTCTCACGAACCTTTAAAAAGTCATCAGGTTCATTAAGAAGCACTTCTACCATTTGGTCCTGAGACCACTCAACTGTAGGTTCCACAGTAGTCATTTCATTCCTCCAACATCAAGTCGTTGTTTAATAAAGTTAATCTGTTCGTTTGTCAGAATTTTCAGAGCCTGAGATGCCTTCTCATTACTATAACCATAGTATTGTTTGACACATTCTAAATC